AAGCAAATCTGTACAAATTGTATCAGCCGATTTTAAAGCCCCTGGAGTAATTGTACAAACACAAGTTGCTAGAGTAGATAATGTAGTGGGCACAGGAGATTTTGATATTATCTCGCTCACTATAACACCAAAGTTTAGTGATTCAGATATGTTAATTCATTTTTATACTCAATGGTCAGTAACTACAAATGATGGAGAAGATTGGGGGATGAAATTAATGAGAGATAGTACAGTTATTCATGGTGATACTGTAAATGGTTTTTTCATATCAGGTGGTGGTGTCGATGCATCTGATAACCCTTTAGCTCAAACAAGTTATGGTAATCCCAACTATTATGTTAGATTTGCTTCAAAAACTGATATTGATCAAGATAGAAGTAGCGGAACATCTACAATTACATACAAGATAAGAAAAGTTGTACCCGCAGGCACATCAACTAAATCAGTAAGATTTGGAGTAGATGGTTGGACAGGTGCTTCTGCTGAAGCAAATAGAAGTAAAATTGTACTAATGGTGCAAGAAATAATACCAAATTAGGAGATAGTATGGATATAGAAAGTGCAATAATTTCTCTAAGACCTGGTGCTAGATGGCATATAAAAGAAGGCGTTATTATTTGGGAAGACAAAAAACAAAAGCAACCAACAGAAAAAGAATTAGAAGCAGAAATCAAAAGACTTAAAGCTGAATATGATTCACAAGATTATGCAAGAAAAAGAAAAGCTGAGTACAATCAATTAAATCAATTTGAATTAATTTCAAATGATGCAATCAACGGAACAACAACTTATAAAGATGCAATCATAGCTATAAAAGAAAAATATCCAAAACCTGAAAATAACAAAACATGAGTAATACAATAACTGAATCAGTCATAGGTGTTGCAGACAAAGTTCTTGGTAAATTTGTAGCTGACAAAGATCTTAAAATGAAACTTGAGCATGAGCTTAAGACTGAACTACATAGAGCAAACCTGGCTCAAATTGATGTAAATAAAACAGAAGCACAACATAAATCTATTTTTGTTAGCGGCTGGAGACCGAGTGTTGGATGGACTTGTTCAATATCTATGCTATATCACTTCTTACTCGCACCTATGATACAATTTGGTGTAAATATAGCTGGTGTTGATGTAGATCTTCCTGAGTTTGATTTTACTCAATTATCTACAATTCTTATGGCTATGCTTGGAATGTCGGGCTTAAGATCATACGAAAAAATAAAAGGTGTCAGCAGGGATAATTAATGTGGCAGGATTTAAACTTACAACTTTTTCAGGACTTAATAAAAAAGTATCACCAAGACTTTTACCAGAGGATGTGGCTCAGGATGCACAGAATGTCTTTCTAGACTCTGGGCGTATTGAAGGATTAAAAACAGACAACAATCATAGCTCAGAGCCAAGCTCTCACCCAGCATCTCATATAGGATCAACCACAAGAACAATATTTAGAGCAACAAGTTCAAACTGGCTCACATTTACCGATGATGTAGATATCATAAGAAGTCCAATTAAAGAAGACTCTTTTGGCAGACTTTACTTCACAGGCTCAGGAAGCTTTCCTAAATATGGAGGACAAAGCAATATTATATCTGGATCAGGACCATATCCAGCAGCATCATTTAGACTGGGACTGCCAACCCCAGGAGCAATAACTTCTATATCAGTTGATAACTCAACAGCGGCTTCAGGAGCCGCAACTAATTCAAGAGCTTACATATATACAGAAATAACAACTTTTGGAGAAGAGGGTCCTCCTTCAACTGTAAACGCAAACCAAATTGTTGATGTAGCAAACGGGGCTACAGTAACCCTGGCTTTGCCAGCAGCATCTAGCGGAAATCTGTCTATTTCAAAAAGAAGGATTTATAGAACAGATGTAAACGGTGTTTTTAGATTTGTTAAAGATGTAAGTGGTACATCCTCTGGAAACACAACAGAAGCAATATTAGATGACCTTTTGGGTGAAGAGATAGAGTCTGTAGATAATTTAGCACCACCAGATGATGTTTCTAGTGATCACCCAGATGGTCCAATGCTTGGCATAACAGCTATGCCTAATGGAATTACTGCTGGTTTTGCGGGTAATACTTTATTGTTTAGTGAAGCTTTCTTACCTCATTCATATCCGCTTGCTAATCAACTTACAACGAAAGATGACATAGTTGCAATAGCATCTATAGCATCAGGTTTATTGGTGACAACAAAAGGTAAGCCATTAATGGCATCGGGCACAGATCCATCAGCTATGGCTATGGTTGAGATAGATGCAAACTTGCCGTGTACAAATAAAAGATCGCTTGTAGATATGGGTGAATATGCTATTTATGCATCCCCAGACGGCTTAGTATTGGCTTCTAATTCTGGAATACAGCTAATAACACAGCAAATATTAACAAGAGACCAATGGCAGTCAGAATATTATCCTGCGAATGTCGAGGCATATGAATATGAAGGAAAGTATATTGGATTTACTTTTGATGGGTCTGACAATTCAACTAAAAAAGGATTCTTGTTTGATCCAAGAGGCGGTAAAAATGCTTTTGTAAATTTAGACTTTTATGCAACTGCTGGTTTTAATGACAGAGAAGAGGATAGATTATATTTGGTTATAGATGGTGTTCTTAAAGATTTTGCATCAAATTCAACAAGAAGATCTTACTCCTGGAAATCAAAAGTTTTTTATACAAATAGACCAATTTGCCCTGGAGTTGCAAAAGTAAGTGCAGACTCCTATAGCTCATTGACATTAAAATTGTTTGCAGATGGTTCTCTCAAGCACACACAGACAGTAACCAATGCAAATATATTTAGATTACCTGGAGGATATCAAGCCAAATCTTTTGAAATACAACTTGAGGGTACTGATACTGTCAATGAAGTTTGTGTTTATGAGAGTCCACAGGAGATCACATAGTGGCTAACAATCTTCTGCAAAAAAAAATAATTAGAAAAGGTGCAAAAGGATCTTTTAATGTACCAAGAGATTTTAGTGCTGAAGGTAAAAGATTTGCTCAGTCGGTAGTTGATAATCTACAACAGCTTACTGGAGAAAAAGGTGATGATTTAGATAGAGCGGTTACCTTTAATGATCTTATAAACGCTGGTATTGCTAAAAAACAATTTATTCTTACTGGCGGAGGATCAAATGTTGTTATTGGAAAAGGAGATGAAGAGGGCGTAGAAACGCCAACTGCTCCAACAGGATCATCTGCCAGCGGTGCTTTTCAAAACATATTAATATCCTGGGATTATCCTTCTTATGCTGGACATTCTCATACAGAAATTTTTGTTCATAGTGCAGACAATTTTGCAGAAGTAGAGATTGATAAAGGCAGGCTCTCTCCTAAATTTTTAGGTCAAACGACAGCTTCGGTTTTTTCCCACCAGGTTGGAAACGGTGCAAATAAATATTATTGGATACGCCATGTCAATCGTAATGATGAGGTAGGACCAACGCAGTCAACAACTGGTTTAAACGCAACAACCGCTACTGATATTGGTGCAATGATGACATTACTTAATGAGCAGCTCCAAGATTTGCCAGGGTTTGCAGCTTTGAATACATTAATAAACAATTCAACTGGTACGGCTGCTACAGTTATTAGATCACCTACAGCACCCACAACTCGTACTGATGACTCTGCCTTGCAGGCAAACGACATTTGGATTGATACAGATGATAACAATCAACTTTATATAAGAAACGATTCAAACAATGGCTGGGAAAAGGCAAGAGATGGAACCCTAGTTACTTTGGTAAACAGTATTAATACTACCGTGGGTACAAACACTACGAATATAGCTAGTGCTAATAGTGATATTGTTACGCTTACAACAGCTAATGCTTCAAGGGTAAGTGAAATAACAAACTTGCAGTCAACAATAAATGATAGTACAACGGGTTTAGTTGCTGCTCATTCTGCCATAACAAGTGAGGCTACAACAAGAGCATCAGCAGATTCAGCTCTTAGTACATCCATAACAAATTTAACATCCGAAGTAGATGACAATGCGGCTGCTATAACAGCAGAACAGTCAGCTAGGGCAGCTGGAGACTCGGCTAATGCAACTAGCATTACAAATCTAACCGCTACAGTTGGAAGTAATACATCAAGCATTACAACTATATCTAATGCCCAAAGTGCTGCCGATGGAAGATCTGGTGCTTCGTATGTGTTACAAGTAAATTCAAACGGACATATAGCTGGTTTTGTTGTACAGACTTCAGCATCAGCTTCTGGACAAACTACAAGTGATGTTATTTTTCAGGCTGATAGATTTAGAGTGGTTGGAAGTAGTGGCTCTGGTGTTACAACACCATTCACAGTAGTGACATCTCCTTTTACTCAAAATGGAGAAACAGTTCCAGCTGGCACTTATATAGACACAGCTTTTATACAAAAAGGATCTATTACAAATGCACTTATTGGTAATGCAACCATAGATAATGCAAAAATAACTAATACCTTAGATGCAGCTAAAATAGTTACTGGTCAAATAAATACTGATCTTTTAAAAATAGACAATGTTACTATCGACACCGATGGTCAAGGCAATTTAATTATTGGAGCTTTTGATGCATTTAATCATGTTAATACTGGTTCAGTTGGTTTCATAGGAGGCACATCTGGTCAAAACGAATCAGATAATGGTCAAAGTATTTCTTTTACAGAAATTCAAAGAACATCATACGGAGCTAATGGTTTTCCAAAACATATTGCAGGAGAGGCATCTACTTCTGCAAACCCAGCAATATCACAAGGAGATGTAGTGGGAGATCAAGGATCAGCAGTTCCTTTATTTAGTTTTAATTTTACTACAGCTGCTTACTCTGGAAATAGAGATTTTTTAATTATGACTGGTCTTGATTTTACAGGTAGTAGCTCTTCTAGTTCTGAGTGTGTCTTTGCGGTTGCAATGAAAGCAACAACATCTGCCACAGATTTTAGATCTACCACAAACAGTCATTATGTTTTTACAGACAAGATAACTTCTGTGGGAACACACTCGCTTGGAGTTCATAATTTAAATGCAAAAGTAAGCTTGCCAGGTAACACGGAACATTACATTTGGTGTTTTGGTATTGGTGATGATGGGGTTTCAAGTTATAAATCTGGTTTTATAAATGTATTAGGATTGAATAAATAATATGAAAGAATTTTGGGATGACATTATTGATAAAAGGAATTCAAAACTAAGAGATTCTGACTGGACACAAATACCAGATAGCCCTTTGACTGCGGAAAAAAAAGCAGAGTGGGCAGCTTATAGACAAGCTCTAAGGGATATACCAAATAATTTAAGAAATCATGAGAATTATGTAAGCGATGAAGAAAGTCATCCATATAATGGATCTATAATGAGCTGGACTTTTCCAGCAAAACCAGAGGATTAGACCTTTGATACATATAATAAAAAGTGATATCTTACAAGAAAAATGTTGACTCAAGTTGATGTTAGAGTTTATTGGGATTCCATAGAGCCTGGTTTGCGGGAAATAAGAAAACAAGCAAAGCCAGAGTGGAGACCAGAAGACATATATTCAGCTTTATTAAATGGCATAGCAGAGCTTTATGTAGACATTGAACAGTCTCCTTGCGAAAGTTTTATAATAATGCAAGAAAGACCAAATGCATTTCAGCCCTGTAAATCATTATTAATATGGGTTGCATATGATAAGAGAGGCAAGGCAGCTGATCAGTACATGGATTACATAGAACAAATGGCTAGAGAAAAAGGTTGCAACAAGATAGAGTTTTGGACTCCCTGGCTGTCTTTGGCTGAATCGCTTACAATGAAAGGATACAAGATAACTAATTACATAACTGAAAAGGAAATAATATGAGCGGTGGCGGTAAAGCAGAAATAAAAGATACAGCGGCACAAAAGGCTTTGGCATCAATAGCAGCCAGAAGATTCAATCTATATCAAAAAACTTTTGTTCCATTAGAAAATCAGTTCATTACAGATGTTTATGCAATGATGGATCCTCAAGCATTTAACAATGTGGCGGGTTTAGTCAATGCAGTACAACAACCACAATTTCAATCGGCAAGAAAAAATTTACAAGATCAAGCTTTTGCCCAGGGCATGGATCCTACTAGTGGACAATATCAGGCAAGAGCAGCACAGATGGCACAAAACCAGGCAGCAGGAATGGGACAAGGAGTTGCCCAGGGTCTTTCTGGACAGGTTGATAGATATTATCAGGGAATGGGTAACATTGTACAAATGGGACAAGGTCAGGCAGGAGAAACAATGGCAGGTCTTGGAGACATAGCAAGACAAGCTCAATCAGTAGCTGGTGCCCAGGCAAGAACATCTCAAGCACGAAGTCTTGCAAATCAACAATTAATTGGATCGGCAATAGGTACTGGCTTAGGTCTATATACGGCATTTGGTGGATCTGGCGGTGGATCTGGTGATGGGAGCTCATAACTTATGTTTGGCTTAATAAATTACGGAGATGAATTTTTAGGTAATAATCCGTTTCAAATATCAGATCTTGGTTTTAACCCAGCACCTCCTGGACAAGGCAGCGGTAGTTTATATGTAAACCCATTTAGACAAGGGGACAGGTCAGCTCAAGATACTTTGGCTGATTTGTATGAGGCAGAGTTTCAAGATTATTTAAATAGATTTTTTCCCGTTGAACAAGATCTTATAAATCAAATGACAACAGGTTTTGAACAGTTGCAACAAGAAGAAATAGGCAGAGCTCAGGTTGCTGTAGCAAGACAGTTTGCAAATACAAGAGGTCAAGAAATGAGAAGACAGCAAGGATTTGGTATTACAAGAAGACCTCAGAACGAAATGGATTTTCAAAGAACACAGACTTCTGCTTTAGTAGCTGCAAGAAATTTTGCAAGAATGAGATCTGAAGACAGAAGATCACAAATATTATCTGGAGGTCTTGGTAGCGGTCTTCAGGGCAGAACATTAGGAGATACATAAATGGCTAGAGGATTATTAGGAGTAGGAAGAGTACAAAAGAAGCAAGCTATGAGTGGATTGATAGAATCTGCTGGTCTTGAGGCTAGAGCAGATACTCTTAACGAACAATTAAAACAACAGAGAAGAATGGCTGAGGCTCAAACTTCTGGCACCTTAGCAGCAACAGGAGCAGCAATAGGTGGCGGATTAATTCCTGCCATAAGTGCAGGAATTTCAGTTAAAGGTGGGGCAGCAGTAGGAGGCACAACTGGTGGACCAGTAGGAGCATTAATTGGTGCGGCTATAGGATTTTTAGCTTCCAAACTATTTTAGGAAAATATTATGGCAGGATTTGCAGACGGATTTAATCAAGGACTAAACTTAATGTTTAGTGCAAAAAGGCTTAGTCTTTATGAAGATGAGCTTGAGTTAAGAAAGGCGAATCAAGAAAGACTTGATAAGCCAGTAGCAGAAGTGGCTCCAGGCGTTGCGACAGATCTTGGAATTTCACCTGACACAAGTATAGGCGATGCACAAAATATTATTAATCTTGAAAAAACCAGAACCGATATAGATGCAGATAAAGCAAGAATAGATTATACAAAAGGTCAAACAGATCTTATAAACCTAGAATTAGATCCTGCAAGAGTTAAAAGAAGAGATGATGAAGCAGAACTTATTCTTGACGAAAGAAAATTGAAGAATGAAAAGTCAGAACTAGACAATATTGCTTTGCAAAAACAATTTGATAATGCTGTTGAATATGAAGATGCAATGTTAAGTGAGTATATATATAACTCTTTATTAGCTCTTAATAGAAATGAAGACTTTCAAAAATCTAGAGGGACCCCTTCTTATGATGTAACTATTAGAGGTCTTGTAGATGTATATAGCAGAGCTTCTGAAGGAGGAAGAATGGATATTGCAAGAGTGATTTCCCCTGAAACTGCTCAGGCAAGGGGAGTATTACAACCAGTTATTACAGCATTTCGTAGTGAAGATCCAGAAGCTATTGGTGAGATTAATTTTGGAGATTACAACACAGAACTTAATACTTTTTTTGATGTTAAAAAAGGTCAATACCTTGGGAAAAATTTTAAAAAATCCGATGGAACTACATCAAAAATTGCAGGAGTAACAATAGACTTTGGTTCTATTGAGGCACAAGGAAATGGAAATGCAGTTTTGTTAAAGGGTAATTTTGAACTTGAAGATGGAACAACAGTATCTTCATATATGCCAGATTCTGCTGGTGCAACAATTGTAGAATCTAATAAATCAACCGATGCAGTCTCTGTTTCTTTGACAGACATGATTGATGTAACAGCAAGCATAGATGCTCTTTTGGGTATGGCTTTATCTGATCCAAACAACGCAAAAATATTTGAAGATATGGCAAGGATAGAAAAAGATAATAAAGACTTGCTCGCACAAGGAGATGTTAGCAACTTGGTTAAAATTAATGTAGAAGCTATAAAAGAATTTGATAGACAAACTGACAACTTCCGTGAAGTTTGGGTAACATCAAACGCAGCAAACACAGCAAAAAGAATTGGAAGAGGGGATCCTACAAGGGAGTCAGATGCAATTAGAGAACTCTCAACTCAATTTAATTTCTTGGCAGATGTTGATGTTTTAAGTGCAGAGGAAGCTGTAGAGGCTGGTATCGATATAACTAAAACTCCAGAAGGACCTTTTTATAGATATAAAAGAAGCGATGATGGATCTTTAGTTAAATCACCCCTGCAATCAGCAATTGATCAAAACATAATGTCGTTTGACAGTATAGTCACAGGACTTAAACGAGGAACATCTTTTGAAGACACATCCCCAACAGCTCCAACTTTATCAAGTGGTTTCATATTTAGTAAGTTAAGTGACCCGATAGCAAGAGGAGATACTTTATCTAACGCCTTGCCAAAAATCAAAGAAGCTTATCCTACAGTTGATGTAGATGCGTATGTGGCACAAGTAAGAAAACTTTATGCAGATCGATACCCAGATGCAGGACCATTATCAGATGATGCTATTTTAGAATTACTAACTAGAAATCCATTGCTGAGGTAATCTTATGGATTACAAAAGCTTTATCAATCAAGACTTGGCTGATGATCCGTTTTCTCTTTTACCAGAAGAAGAAAAAGAAAAGTTAGCACAACAAGCACTAAACCTAGATCCAGAGCGTGACTTCTTAGAAGATTTTGTTGGCTTTGGCATAGAAACCAGTCTTCCACTAAGTATGCAGCCTGTAAAGGATGACTTTGCAAGAACATTTAAAGGTCCTGTTGCTGCTGGGATTAGAAACATAATTCCTAGTTGGCAACAAAGTTCACTTGGAAATGATAAGAGAAGAACTACGGAAGAGTTCCTGGTAGAGACTGGAGAGATAGAACCTAGACCTCCTTTCGGTTTTGGCGTTGGTTTTGGTGAAGGTGCAGCAAGTAGAATGGCTTACATTCCTCAAGAAAGACAACTACTTAGAGATGTAAGAAGAGAAAAAGAAGCAGCATTCAACGCATTACCAGAAGAAGAAAAAAAAGAAATGGTCACAGAGTTTGCTGTTTTTCTTGATGATAACAGAGAGCAATGGGAAGCACTTCAAAAAAAAATAGATAAAAACAACGAGGGTCTTGGCAAATTTGGCATGGCTGTTTCAAACGGGATCACATCTCTTGGCATGATGACCCCAGCCTTGTTGGCAACTCTTGCAACAAGAAGCCCATATTTTATGTATGGTATGCTGCCAGTTTTTGGTCAGTATGAAAGAGGTGCTACTTATAACGAAGCTATAAACTCTGGTTTATCTCACAGAGAATCTGCAAGAGTTGCAAATTTAAATGCCCTGTCAGAAATGGGAACAGAGCTTATTCCTCTTCCATTTGTTTCAAGAACTCTTAAAAAATATTGGCAAGGAAACGGAACTACTGTAAATGAGTTTGCCAGAAATGGCGTTATTACTGTAGGTCTAGAACTTGGACAAGAAAACTTAAATACTGTAATTCAAGAATATAACAAAGCTTCAGCTGGAGTCCAAACAGAACTGGCTTTTGCCTGGGCAAACAAAGATAACCCTCTATATAATGGTCCATCCTGGATAGATGTAATGGCAGACAATGCCTTGATGACATCGATATCAACAATAGTTGCATCTGGCGGAATGGTGGGCACCCAAGGAGTGGCTGCGTTTGGACCAGATATGCAAGTAAAACTTTTAAACACTTTTGATTCAAATATTGGAAGACAGGTAGCCAGGGAGCTTGATCTTGCGGTTAGAAGATCTGAGGGGCAATTTAAAGCTATTGATGAAACATATCAGTATGTATATGCAAACAATATGTTAAATCCTGGATTAGCAGATATTACAGCTGTTGATGAGTCTACACCTCTTGATCTTAACAATCCAATAGATATGGAGTCATTTAAGACTACATCCAGAATTGCATACTATCAAAACAATAGAGAAATCTTACCAGATGAATTTTTAGCTGGTCGTATTTTGGCTAACGATATTGTTGTTGAAGAGCTTACAGAAGATGAGAAAAATTTAGCGATTGAATATGGATCTTTATTTGGAGATTTTGAAAATGTAGACATACCAGCGTTATTAGAAAACGGCAGAAAGACCATAAATATTATGGGACAGTATCCAAACGATATACAAGAATTTGATACTCAGGTTCAAGAAAGAATAGAGACTATAGATCAACAAATTAAAAATGAGGAAGGAAAGAAAGAGCCAAACACAAAAAAAATAGAAAGTCTCAAAAATGACAAAAACACACTTAATGAATTTTTGAATAGAGAAAAGTTTGATGGACCTCTTCCTGCTTTAGAACAGCTAAAAGAATATACAAACTTATATTCAGAGCAAGATCAAGACACAGAACAAAGAGATATTAATGATTTTGAAACTCAAGCAAGAGAAAAACAATTTATAGATCCAGAAATTCAAAAACCATCTGATCCGAATCAAGTAGAACAAACAAAAATAGAATTTATAGATTCTTTAAAGTTTAATCCTAGAAATTTAACATTTGCCACATTAGAAGATGTTGCTGGAAATATGATTGACCCGACTGAAGTTACTGGAGGAGCCGTTGAGCCAGGTGGAGTTTCTTTTTTCGATATAGAAAAACAAATAACAGAAGGAACTTTTAGAGGAGATCCAAATGCATCATTAAGTATTTCTGACTTATCAAGTCAATTCAAACATACAAGAGATCTAACAGAGCAAGAAGCAACAAAGGTAGCTGAAGTTTTAAATAACGCTTTCAACATGGGTCTTCCTAAAGAAGTTTTAAATGATCTAGGTTTTATAGGTGTACACAGCTCAATAAGACCTTTTACTTTTGATGGTAATCAAGAACAAACTGCTTTAGGTTTATATACACCAGGTGCAAAAACAATAACACTTTCAGCAAAGCAACTTAGAGATGCAAATGAGTTCACACAAAATTTAAATGTAAGAGATTTAAATAATTTTAAATTAGGTAGAACAGCATCATTGCAAACAACATTGCTTCATGAAATAGGACATCATCTTGATTTTAATTATACGCAGAGCAACAATCGAGACTTAGATGGCAAGCCTTTTTCTTCTGACTCGCCTTTATTTGAGTTTATGAACTTTAATCAAGAAATAAAAAACCTTGAAGAACAGTTTGGTAAAAATATTGAAGACATCTCACAAAACGAAATATTTATGAACTGGACCCCAACTACTGGCGGAACAGTATTTAGAGAATTATATGGTTTGTATGCTGGTGGTATTTATGGTGCAAATCAATCTGATCTTTCTGGCAGAATACTTGCCTATCCCTTTAATAGAATAATTATTGATAGTGTTAAAGGAATGAGTCAGTCATTACCAGTTGACCTGCTTGCAACAGCAAAAAAAGAAGTAATGTCTCCATATCAAGATGGTGACTCTATGCAAGAAGTTATTAAATTTGAGTTATTCGCACAAGCTTATGGGTTATACTATACTAACCGTAAGATGATGGAGCAAAGAGCTCCTGAAACAGTAAAATTAATTAAAGGAATAAATGATGCAGTTTCTAGCAACAGACTTTCACAGATTGGTAGCGGAATACGAGATGCGTTTCAATCACCTCGTTCCGATGGAGATACTAAAGTATACTCCACAAGACTCAATAACAGAGATTATCAAGAACTCATTGCAGAAGAATCAACCAGTAGAGGCGTGGGAACAGAGGTCGAGACAGTCAGACAAGACAACATTCGACAACCAGTACAACAACAACCTCCTCTAGAATCTAACTATGTTCCAATTGGCGAACTAAAACTAAACGAAAAAAAGAAAACTTTTGCAGGAGCTCCAAAGCGTACTGATGGAACATTTGCTAATACACAAAGAAACTTCAACAAACTTGCAAGAGATTTAGTAAAGCTTGCAGAAGATCCTCTGTCTCTCATTGATCAAAGCAGAAACTGGTACAAAAATGTAAATCAAGAAATTGAAGAGTTAACCAGGGGTGATCAAAAACTAAAAGAAGATGTGATGAGAATGCTCACAGTATATTCCTCACAAACTCCTGTTGAATCAAATTTAGCCTTCACCCTTAGAAGTATGGTTGAGATGGCAAAAGGTGGAAAGCCTTTACCAGGATTCCAACCAGAAGCTGGAGATTTTGTATCTTCAGCTCTAGCGGCTCAAGACTTCGGACAAAAACTTCCAGGTGTTGGATTTAAACTGCAAAGTTTCTACGAAAACTTAACTGGAAGAAATACAAATTCTGTAACTATGGATACCTGGATGTTTAGATTGCTTGGATTCCAAGAAAATCAAAATGCAATAGCAAACCACAGGTATGGCACAGCGGTCATAAGAGAGGCTACAAGGCTTTATAACGAAAAGAATAATGACAACCTTAGCCCAATGGAAATGCAGGCTGTATTGTGGACTTATGCAAGAAACAAAGATCTTCAGAAGAAAGGAAAGCAACCAGAATATATTGGCTATGAAACATATTTAGACAAAGCCAGCTCAATCGTAACAGGAGAAGTTATACCGACTAAAGATCTTGAGCATTTTGCTTTTGGCGAAAAGCTAACTCCAAGAGTAAAAGCACAAATGACAAGAGAACTCTTAGATGTTATTACTACCTCTGAAGGCAAAAACAAAATCATGGAGCTTTTTCCTGGTACAAACCTATATAAGTTCTCACATAGCTTTGGTGCATACGATGGTAATATAAATCCAAATGTTCTTAGCAGTTTAGTTTTAGAAAAAGTAAAAGGAGAGCAAGAGTTTGATGCTGTTGATTTAAGTTATGCAGATGACTTTGCTAGAGCCTGGGGTTTTGTGTTTAGACAAGATGCTGTTCCGCATTTTGTTTCTAATGAAAATATAACCCTGGATGAAATAAATGATCTATCAAACGAATCAGTAAACTCAGGAACTGAAGTAACATTTATTGATGCTACAAACGATCAGCCAATAGAAATTTCTACCTTAATGAGAGAACAACTTTATGATGCACTTAGAGGACAGGGCATTGATGGTTATACACAAACATCAGGTAACGAAATTACAGTCATTAATTTTAAATATCAAAATCAAATAATTGAAAACTTTAATAATAAAATAGAGAATGCAATTAGAAGTCTTGGAGTAAACAATGTTAAGGCTGACATAAATCACGATATAAGATACAATACACAATATATCCAAAATAACTGGAAGGAGAATGCAGATGGAAATCAATATCTTGAAGGGAGACTCAAAGAAAAAAGCATACAAAAAAGGCTTATTCGTATCAGGTCAGAAGTTGACTCCGTTTTCGACAAATACAGAAACGGAGAATATGAAAGAAGCCCCGCAGATGGAGCCTTCCCAACAACAGGACAAGAAAAAGACCTAAAGCTTTCTTCTGAAAGACCATCCGTAGTTACAAAAGAAGAACAAGATATAATTCTTGAATCTTTAGAACAGTTACCTCCACAAGATCCCCCAGCACCACCACCTCCAGGAGGACCAGACCCAAGCGGTAACTTCTCGCTTAGAGAAAAAACATACTATCAGAACCTCATAGAGGACTTTAACATTACAGTTGCTAACAGGTTTGGTAGAACCTGGACAATTGAAAATGATCTTATTGCTCAGTTTGGCGAACAACAAATATTTAAAAGATTAGAAGATCTTGGTATAGATCCAAATGCAAGAGACTGGAAAGTATCAACACAGACAGATCTTTTCCAGGGTAGAGTCAAAGATTTACTTAGAGATGTAAGAGAACAGTATGCAGAACCTTTAATTAAGTTCCTGGTAGACAATAGAATATCAGAACCAGAATATAATCAGTTTATATATAACCTTCACGCCCCAGAAAGAAATGCTTACTTGCCTACTTTGTTTGAAGAAAAATTAGCTGAAGCAGAGCTGTCCCTGGCAGAAGTAGAAAAGAATAAAGATGCTACAAAACAAGATCTTGCAAACGCAAGAAGAAGAGTTACAACAATTAAAAATAAAATTCTAAAAGCAGAAAAAGGATCTGGTATTGAAACAGAGGTTGCGATTGCCTATCTTAAAAAAGCTGGCGTAATATTTGATATGAAGAGTATGACAGCTAGAGGATCTTTGGCTAAAGGAAAAAGATTATTACAGGCATACGAGACCTATCATAAGCCATTATTAGATTTTACAAGACAAATATTTTCAGACTCTGGTCTTATTTCAGAGGACAGAGTTTCCGACTGGAATGCTAGATATAAGTATTATGTGCCGCTCCAGGGCTTCGCTGAGGACACTTTAATAGATCCTGAGACAGGTAGAGAGATAGAAAGAAGACAATCAAGAAATAATTTTGTTAATAGTCAAATGACTGTTTCTGGAACCCTGGTAAAACAAGCAAAAGGTAGAGAGTCTCTTGCAGATTCACCTTTACAACAAACTGTAATCCAGGCAACAGCAGCAGCAATAGAATCTGAAAAAAATAGAGTTGTTAAAACTCTTGCTGATTTAGCTAGAGCATTTCCAAATGATTCTATATGGAGCGTTTCAGAAGATGTTGGTCAAATAAAAACTGTAGATGCTTCCTGGGATCCTACAAAAGGAAGAAGCAGAGTAGGATTCAAAGAAGATGGAGTACAGAAATATGTAGAAATTTATGATAAAAGATTATCAAAAGGTTTTGACAACTTTGATACAGCCGTAACAGGAACACTAATGCAAATGACCAGGGGAGCTACAAGATATCTTTCTATGGTTAATACATCCCTGGATCCTTTCTTTATGGTTAACAACTTTATAAGAGATGTCCAGGCTGGTTTTTATAATTTACTGGCAGAAGAAGAGATCGCTGGCGGTAGAGCAAAAGATCTTGAGGGTAAAGGATTAGAGATAGCAAAAAAATATTACACATCTAAAAATGTAATGAGTAATGCTATGAATCTAATCTTGTTTGAAAAAAATAGATCTATAAACCTTGGACCAGATATTGTTGCTGAACTTAAATCACTACAACCAGAAGAACTTACAGAACAAAAAATACAAGAACTCCAAAAGAAATATTCTTTCTATAGCTCAAGCAATCAATACAGGGTCACTAAAGAAAAAATTAGATTGCAAATGATGCTACAAAAATTTAAAGAGTATGGTGGTGAAACAGGATACATTGATCAAAGAAACCAGGACAGACTTACAAAAGATTTTGAAGATCTTATGCAAATGTATGAAGGCACATTTAAAGGTAATGTTAAAAATGCAACTAAATCTATTTTTGACATGATTGAAAGAATGAATATGGGTATTGAAAATGCGGCAAGATTTACGGCATTCCAAGGCTATGTAGAGCTAAGTGGTGGAGTAGAGAACATGACACCGATTCAATATGAAAGAGCAGCTGCTTTGGCAAAAAATCTTACAATAAACTTTAATAGAATGGGCACAATGGGACCAACTGCAAATGCTTTATATATGTTTTTTAATGCAAGTATCCAGGGAACAGTAAATGTTTTAAGAGGCATAAACCCTGCGGATCCTAAATTTTATGCATCAAGAAAAGGTAAAGCAATCATGGGTATTATCGGTATGGCTGTAGCTTCTGCATTCCATAATATTTTCTCAAGTGCTGAGGATGAGGATGGAAGACTTTACTATGAAAAATTAAGCGACTGGGAAAAACAAACTAAGTTTATTCTTATGTTTAATAATTTACCAAGTTACAGAATTGAAGATGGTCAGGTTACAGTAGAAAAATGGGGAATGGGATCTAAGTATTTTGTTGATGATAGAAGTGGCAGAAAAGTACAGATAGGTCTTGGAATACCATTACCGTATGGATATGCCATGTTCCACAATATGGGAAGAATAGCCACAGAGCAAATCATGGCACAGCATTTAGATAATTATGATAAGAGTCTTGCTAAGTCTGGCTTAGAATTAGGTGAATCATTACTGCATAACTATGCACCTTTATCAGTTGCAACTTCATCGGATGAGCCTGGTGCATTTTTAGAGACTGCTGGTATTACGGCTTTGCCTACCGTTGCCAAACCAATTGGAGAAATAATAGCAAACAGAGATCATTTTGGTACTCCTATTTATTATGAGCCTTTGTTTAATGACACATTGCCAGCAGCTCACAGGGAAAACAAAAAAGTTTTACCGTTTATTAAATCAACACATAAGTTCATGAACGATGCTACTGGAGGTAATGAATATTACAGCGGTAAGTTTGATGTTGATCCAGGCATAACACAATACTTGCTTGACTATGCAACAGGTGGTTTGGGTAGATCTGCAAGAAGATTATATAATTTAGCTTTTTCACCAGACAGACCAAAGCAAAGTCAGATACCTCTTTTTAGAAGAGTTACTGTTTCTCCAAATGATGGGACCGACAGGCAATATTTTAGAGAGCTGGTTGCAGAAGTTAAAGAAATAGAAAATGCATATAAAAATTTAACAGATGATCTTGATGCATCTGAAGATCCAGATGAGTTTTTAGAAAGAATAAATTATCCCCTGGGAGATGTTGGAAATATGTTGAACCAATATGCAACAAGAAAATATGGAAACAACAGCCTGGTTAATCGGGTAGAAAAACAATTAAAAGACATAAGAAAATTACAAAAAGAACTTTACAACGACTTTTACGAAACAGATAAAGAAAGATATTATGAAGAATACAATCTGTTAGAGGAAGAGGAATTAGCTCTAATGAAAGAGTTTATCTTTGATGTAAGAGAAGCTAAAAAGGGAACGGAATAAAAGTGCAGGACTAGCTTATATACAATAAGAGGGATCAAATGAAAAACTCACCAGCCCTGCTAGAAGGTTTACTGTGTCAAGATACCAAATCATTCGTAGTCTCACAAGCATTAGTCAAATAATCTTTTGACAGGTGAGCATACCTATTCACAATATTAAAGTCGGACCACCCACCAAGATGCTGTAGAGTATGTAAGGGGGTACCATGTTGCACATGGTGAGTAGCCCAGGTATGTCTAATATCATGCCATCTAAAACCTTTTAGACCAGCCTTTTCAAGAGCGTTATACCATCCAGTATTTGAGGCTCTATTTATTTTTCTGCCGCAGTATGTAAAAACATATGTACCTTTTTTATCTATAGAACCCAGGAGCTCTTTACATTTAGAGTTCAAAGGTACACATAGAGGTCTTCCGTTTTTTGTTTCTGTTGCATCAATACTTATTTGATCATCTTTAATATGATCCCATTTCAGATTGAAGCAGTTACCCATCCTAACCCCAGTAAGGAGTGAAAATATAAAAGGCTTTTTCAAGTGAACTGGGAGTACGCTGATAAGCCTTTTTATCTGTTTATGTGAAAAGTATTTATGAGATCGAGGATCCTCCTTGACTCTTTTCACAATAGGTTTGGTGGGCAACCACCCCAACTCCTCATAAGCGTACATGAGTACAGCCCTGAAGAAACTTAGATATCTGTTTACTGTACCAGGAGATCCCGATATTCCAGCCCTGGCATTAGCTATGTCTTCTTTTGTTATGTCTTTAAGATCTTTGTCTTTGAACAAGGGCTCAAAATACTTTCTATAAGTAAAGTCATTCTTACCCATTTTGTTAAATCTATAATATTCTTTTATTGCATCAGTTAAGTTTTTCATTAGTGTATTTTGTCCCCCTTTCTTTTTCTTGTGTTGTCAGCAATTAAAATCTCAGTAAGTTTTTGTTGCCAAATTTTTTTAAACTCAGGATCCTTTGCTTTTTTCTTTGCAGCAAGCAAAGCATTGTATCTTCTAATTTGTCTATCCATTTTGTCTGGCTCTCCTTTCCCTGGCTTTTTTGTTTCTATGATCCCTGGCTAAATTATTTACTTCTAAAAAAAATACTTCAGATATATATTTTTTAAGTTCTTTTTCAGATAAGCCAGTCTCATTCGTCAACACCACTAATACTTTTGGTGTAACAATTAAAGTCTCGTATTGATGAAATTTTTCGTCAGTAAATCTAAAGGAATATTTTTTATCTTTGATCCACTCGCCATTTTCATCTTCTAAAAAGTCATAGTAAATAAATTTACCATCTTCAAATGCACCCTGGTAATCATCCCATGGCTTTTGTTCTTTGGTTATTTTCACTCTGTTCATTGTGTCCCCCTTATTCATCTTTATTCCACACATAGATTGCCATCATCATGAAAAGCAATACAGCTATAGTTAATTGTTCAATCATCATGACTGATCCTCGTTTTCTATTTCGTGAAGCTTTGCTTTATGATTATAAAGATTATCTCTTTTCTCTTTTAAAAACTCTTCAGCTTCTAAAAGCTCTTTTTCAGCTTGTTTTACTTTTTGCAGTTGATCTAAGATTCTATGAGCTCTCTCAGCTTCACCAGCTCTTGATTCGTTTATAGCATCAACAACATAACCCCTGGCTGAATTAAGTCTCCAGAAACGAGCAACAGTTTTTTTTCTCCAATTAACTTTGTACCTTTTGTCCTCATCCCCATATATGATTTCATAATCACCATGGACCAACTTACCAGGTTCTTCCTTAAAGTGTACTAACATTGTCTCCCTCCTTTTCTTTTAAGCCAAGTTTTTTTCTCTCCTCGTCTATAAGAGCCCAATATATTTGCAACTGCTCATTCCACTCTTCTCTAATTTTGTCTAATTTTCTTTGATACTCTGCATCAATGTTATTCATTTGTTGCATATATCTATCTATATTATCCATCACGCCACCTCCTTGATGTTACACAAAGTATTAACGTCGCATTTCAATACCTCAGCAATTAAATACCACGCCTCTTTGTTTGGTTTGATAAAATCTATGTCTCTGTCAAGTCCTAGATTATGTATTTTTCTTCTTTTAGCATAGCTAAGATCTCTCATAGTATGCTTATACTCATGTCCCCAAAAGTAAGCAACACCCATATAGTTCTTAGTGCCTATAAATTTTTTATCCAACCTAAGCACTTTGACTCTAGCATCCATGGTTATTTCACCTAAGTTCATTACGCCACCTCCCTCTTGTGATTAAATTTGTTGAGAACGGTTTTAACTTCCATTCCCAAATGATACTTGGAAGCAAAGAACGCTATATATTTATAACAGTCTTCCAAAGTAGTAAATATCATATCCCAGTCATCAGCACCTTTGATACGCAGTCTAAAGAGACCCTCATCTCTTTTCTTGGCATCATGATCCCAAACCAAGATATCTATAAAATAAGTAATACTTTTCTTTTTCATTATTCACTCCTAATTAATTAATGATGTATACATTATAAACATAGATTACATTAACTTGTCAAGTTATGTTACAACATATTTCATAAATATTTTTTTTGGTATTAAGCAGGCTATTTTTTTTTGGCTATCACCATCACCCAAGATCTCCTGAGATTGAATGTTATTTAACATGATGCATTCAGTTATTTTTTTTGGTGTGGTCCAAAGTATTTCTTTGCCAGTATCTATTACCCAAAAATCTGCTGTAGTTGATAAAAGAGCTGAAGGTTTTTCAAACATAAAAAGTTCTATAAGAATGTTGCCAGTTTCCTGGCTTTTATAATCTACTTTGACTTCTACCTTGGATTCATTTTCTGGAATGAAAATGTCATACTTTTTAAACTTGCCTGGGATCAATACAGCTGATGGATATTTCTTTTGTATTTTCGCAAGTATTCTTTGCTCTATTTTATTTCCTAGAGCCAGGTCTTTTTTAAAAGCTCTATCTGAACTTTTTATTGACTTCTTGATAGTCACTTTCTGAGATCAATGATTTTATAGATATGTCATTGAACTTATGGTCAGAAGAAGTAATTTTGCTAAGAAGGTCTAGGCACTTATGATCTTGTTGATTTGTTTCGCCCTGGTAGTTAGCTATGTTTAAAACTCTTTTTAAAACATCGCCAACTGTAAGATTGTCTATCCCTCTTGCTTTTTGTATTTCCTTCCATCTTGTTTCTTGTGATTCTAATTGTCTGATTTTGTAACCCTCCGTTGCATTTTTTATATTGATCATTTTTTTCATAACATCTGTATATGTATTCCAGTTTGTTATGTCTTCTTGATTTCTACCGCAGGATCCGCATCTGAGATCTCCGTAGGTTGTTGTGCAAACTCCACGGCAAGGAGACCCAGAGAGCGATGATTCGCCCTGTACGGATGAGAGCCTCTCAGAATTAGAGAGACTCTTTTCTAAATGTGCAGCCATATGACTTAATCAGAGGAACTGTCTCCTTGTTCATTCTTTGCCTCTGATTCTACAGCATTTTCCGCAGTTTTTACAGTATACTTCTTAGGTAAAAGAGTTTTAAGCTCATTTGCATCAACAGCCCTTCCTAATCTTACAAGCCTTAACAGCTCACTTAATATAGGTAAAATGGTCTGATCAGCAAATTGCATCTGTGCAATTTTCTGGTTAGTTGCCTCAGAAAATTGATTAGCATCATACTCTCTTAGCTCGTTATCAATATTTAAACTTAATAATTTTTCTTCTTTTTTAGCCATTATTTCTCCTTGTTAAAATGGAATATCATCATCCGTTAAACCTGGTTCCTCGTTTTGATTTGGAAAAGGTTTTCCGCTGTCATTATTTGATTGAAATTTACCAGGCTCTGAAATAGCAAATGTAAGGTTTGGCAGGGGCTTACCATTTTTACCCATCTCTGGTTTGTCTGTTTCTCTTGTCCAGATAGAAAGCCTATACTGCTTGCCTTCTACATCTAGGCTTCCAGTAAACTGAGGCTTCCTGTTCTCTGAATTAACAGAAAATTTAGCTGGTGGAATAGCATCATCATTACGCCATGCAGCTCCACGATTTGTATTATCTTTTTTAGCTTCCATTTATTTCTCCTTTGTTAGCCAATCTAAAAGTAACTTGTTAACAATGTAGGCAACTTTCCTATCATAATATTTATGATTTGGATCTTTTGCTACTTCAAGCATTTTTTCATAAACTGCCATGTCAACTCTGGCACTTATAGATCTTTTTTTATTTACAGATTTATCATTCGCCATTTTTATTCTCCTCTACTAATCTTGTATAAATTCTTGTATCACCCTCAGATCTGTAGCCCTCAAGCACATCTCTGGGAATGTCCTGGTCTTGTACAAGGCGAGTATAGTTAATACGACCCCTGGCTTGTGTCATATGACATTTCACCGTTGGAGTACAAAAGGCACCACCATGTTTTTTTACAAGCATGGCTGAAACTTCTTTCTTTCTTTTATCAAGAAAAGCAAGTCGCTCCTTGTGCTCCTTTTGTTCGGTTAAGATAGAAGACAACTCTGATGTGTAAGCATCTTCTTCTATTGTTCTGTAGTTTATTCCTGGCTCTGCTTTATCTTCAGACCATCTAGCTATAAAAGCAGGATCTTTGCATTTCTCTTTATACCACTCCATAAACTCTTCTGCTTTTGGTATATATCTATCAGCCCAGTTTTCATCTCTTTCTACCCACTCCTGGTAATGCTCATCATTGCTATACCATTGGAAGAAAAGCATTTCATCTATGTCCATACACTCCATGCCTAGCTGCATTTGATGCCAGTAGTTTCTTTTTTGTTCTTTAACATTTGTGCAGGGCTTTGTTTGTGGACATTTAACTTCTACAGCTGATATAGATCCTTTTCTGCCTTTTCTTAAAACTCCATCTGGTGACATTCCAAGCCAATCATATTTCTTATGAATAATAAATGATGGCTGTCTTACGACATACCCCATTGATTCTAAAGTTTTCAAGGCTTTTGGTTCACTTTCTTTTCCATGAGTTATGGCAAACAAGGCTCTTGGGTCAAAAGGATCTTGAGTAAGTCTGTGAGACTCTCTATACATATCTCTACCCAGGGCTTCCCATTGATCGCCTTTAGTCCACATACATTCGTTTGCAGCTTTTGGGATTCTGGTTCCAGTTATCCTGTCTGATCTTTGATCGTGCCAGGCTTGAGATCCTTGTTTTATTGGTATTACATTATCTGTCATTTTTACTCCTTAGATTCTTTTTTTGTATATATTAAAATTAATTTTTGTCTTAAATCAGCATCACTTATTAACTCAGCCTCTCTGTCATAATTTTTAAAAATAGCTTTGCGGTCTTCTTTTGTTTTTGCTTTGTTTAGCTCATCTGTGAAAGCTTGAAGAGTTTCAGCTGTTTCATCAACCTCTGTTTGCTCACTTTCAGGATCTGTTGTTTCGGGTTCTGTTTGTTCAAACGGTACACAAAAAGTTTCTAACAGAGCATCTCTATATGCAAATGACTTTGCTGCCTCTAGATCTTTACCTTGTGTTGATTGGCTGTGTCCCTCATAACTTCTTTCTATATAAGACTCATCTTCTAAAGATATAAATCTTAGCTTTCCAGAAATTCTTGTGTGTGTTGTTTTGCCATCTATAAACTTTGTAGAAACTTTTACATCCTGGGGAGCCAGGATAATTTTGTTTTGTGCCAGGGGCAAAGAAAATGCCTGGACCACAGACTCTATGCCTCTGTAGTTATAGTTAGCGAATTTATTCTTTTGTGTTTTTGCTATTGGATTTGCAAGCATATGATCTTGAACATTTGCCATAGCTGTATATATTTTTTTTACTGTCATTTTGTAAACCTCCACCTGGAATTATACATTTGTAAACATTAAATGCAATTATTTCTTTACATTTCTTTTGTAATAATTAATAATTCAAAAACTAGAGGGAAAGTTTATGTCAGTAGAATATATTACGAAGGTTATAAAAATAGATGTTACGCCTTCACAAAAGCTCATTTTATTTGTGCTTGCTAATTATTCAGATGAACACGGCAGATCATACCCATCACACAAAAAATTATCAGAGATTACTTGTTTGTCATTAACAGCAATCAAAGACAATTTACAGAAACTTAAAACCATGGGGCTGGTGGATTGGGAAAGAAAAAATAATACCAGCAATACATACACACTTCAGGTAGAGCCGTTAGGTGGCTATCAAACGCCACCAGGTGGCTACAATACTAAAGAGTATACTAAAGCTATATATATTTTAGATTTGGGTAAAATCAATGAGATATATAAAAAGGTTTGTACAAGTCCATATTATAAAAAAAGTGCGAACACATTTACAGCTGAGAGAAGATGGAAGGATCTTAGAGATCTTGGTAGAAAAGGTATAGTTTCTCCCAAGACTGGTAAAAAAATAGATCTTGCTTCAGATGAGTTCTGGAAGAAATATTTTGACATAGCAAACTCTGAGGGACACATAAATCATTTAAGGGGATTTATGAAAGGCAAACCTGATCTAAGAACCTTGCTTTCACCAAATCAATTTAATTCAATTATAGAGAGGAAATATGGCTGACGACAATGATATTACAATAGGTTCTACTGGTCCAGCTTTTACAACAGCAGCTGGAGGTGTTGCATTAGGTAATGCAAATGCAAATACTCTTCTTCAAAATACGGATCTTGTTAGAGACTTGAAGATGCACATAAGAAAGCTTGAGAATGATCTTACCCTGGAAAGAAATGAAAACACCGCTTTGCTCTCTGAGATAAATGAACTTGAAAATAAACTCTCTATATTATCTGAAAGAATTGGACTTGATGCCTTTAGCGACAAAGAATTGAAAATTATTCTGAGCAAAATACATCCTGACAAAAACGGTAACTCAGAGTCATGCAATGAGCTTACAAAAAAAATTAATTTATGGAGGTCTAAATGAATCAATTTAATTCTGTTGCCGAGCCCACATTTGACCTAGAAGCAAATGTATTAGGGTCAATGACATTGAGTCATGATAATTTTTCAAAAGCACAAGAGAATGGATTAATGCCAGATGATTTTATTACCCCTTCATTTAAAAAAGCCTATGAAGTTATGCTAGAAAAACAAACATCAGACATAATTACACTACAAGGCTCCCTTAATGAGTATCATTTTGATGAAGTAAGGATAGCGGCTGTTGAGTGTATATCATCAAGTGGCTTTCAACATTGGCTAAAACTGATGCACGAAAAAACATCAAACAGAAAATTATTAAAACTTGCGGAGCTTATTCCAAATATTGTGGATGAGGATATAAAGGTTGAAGAAAAAATAGATAAAGTAAATCAACTTTTAGTAGAAAACAAAATTACAAAAAATTTGGGAGCACCTCAAAGAGCAAATGATATTTTAAAAAATGTTGAGCAAGAACTTAAAGACACAGAAAACATTCACAGAAATTTAATAAGAACAGGATTTCAGGGCATAGATAAAAGAATTAATGGTTTCAAAAAAGGAGATCTTATTATTGTGGCAGGCAGACCAGGCATGGGTAAAACTACCTGGGCATTGAACATAGCAACTCAAAATATTTTAGCAGGAAAAACTGTGCTGGTTTTTAGTTTAGAAATGACTAACGAACAACTTATGAAAAAAATTATTTGTTCTCAGTCTGGTTTGGCTATGGATGTTTTATTGACAGGAGACTTAACAAAAAATCAATGGACTGACTTCCAGGCGGCAAAAGAAAAAATAGAAAAATCTAACCTGTTTGTCTATGACAAGTCACCAATAACTATTGAAACATTAATTAACAAGACAAAAACTATACAGGCTGTCCAGGATATAGATCTTATTATCGTTGATTATTTACAGTTACTTATGACTTCTAACAAGGCACCAAGCAACTCTGACTCCAGGGCTGCCTCAATGACCTACATATCAAATCTTCTGAAGGGGCTGGCTAAAGACATTGGTTGTCCGCTTATCAGCTTGAGTCAATTAAACAGGGGTGTGGAGGCTCGAACAGATAAACGACCAGTCCTTTCAGATCTTCGTGATTCTGGAAGCATAGAACAAGATGCTGATATGGTTATAATGTTATACAGGCAGGAATACTATGATTCCTTAAACACAGGATTAGCTGAGGTTATTATTAGAAAAAATAGACTTGGCGAAACTGGTGAATTTGAACTTGCTTTTGACGGATCTAGATCAAAATTTTTAGATCCAGAGGAGGCTGCATTCGGGAGAAAAGAAGATGG